CGGTGCAATGACAAAGGAGGATATCGCAAAGGCGCACGAGCTGCACATGACAGGCATGACAATTAAGGCCATCGGCAGAGAGCTTGGCATCGGATCAGAGCGGATACGCTGGGGGCTAAAGGCTGCCGGATACAGCACTAGCAAGGTAAGGAGGGACAAGATAAATGGCATATATGACAGCAGAGAGGAGGCTGTACTCTGAGTGGCTAAGACTCAAGATGATCCCGCCAGGTGACGAGGTCGAGGAGCCAGTAACATATGACAGGTACGGAAGACCCAATGCTAACAAGACATACTTCGGGCGTAATGGGATGCCCTGGGAGGAGGATGAGGTGGAGTATCTAATCAATTGGTACCACATAGCAGGACCGGAGGAGATGGCATTCGCACTGGAGAGGACATCCAAGGCAGTAATGCAGAAGGCAGCAACATTAGGACTGACAAAAGAAAAAGGCCCCGGCAAGGGCCCAAGACTAAGCTCAACTAGATTATAACACGAGGAGGCAAATATAAGCATGTCAATAAAGATAAACAAGCTCGAAATCGAGAACGTAAAGCGCGTCAAGGCCGTCAAGATCCAGCCGTCAGAGTCAGGGCTCACCATAATCGGAGGAGATAATTCACAGGGCAAGACCTCAGTCCTCGACGCCATAGCATGGGCCCTGGGCGGTAACAAGTACAAGCCCTCTGAGCCACAGCGTAAGGATTCAGTAATCCCGCCTTCCCTTCATATAGTAATGTCTAACGGATTGGTGGTAGAGCGTAAGGGTAAAAACAGCGACCTCAAGGTAATAGATCCCGCAGGACGCAAAGGCGGCCAGCAACTCCTGGACAGCTTCGTCGAACAGCTTGCACTGGACCTGCCGAAGTTTATAGCCTCGACTGTACAAAGATGGGGCAGGAAGAGGCTGAGATATACAACCAGCGCAGGGCCATCGGACAGATAGCGTACCAGAAGTCCAAGTATGCGAAAGAGCAGCCATTTTACCCTGAGGCACCGAAGGAGCTCATAGCAGCATCAGACCTCATAAAACAGCAGCAGGAGATCCTCGCCAGGAACGGAGAGAACCAGAGGAAGAGACAGAACCTTGAGTACATCAAGACAATGGTCAATAAGGCCGATGGAGAGGTAGCTGACCTTGAGCGTAAGCTACAGGATGCCATAGCCAGGAGAGATGCTGCTTACAAGGACCTGCAGACTGCTAACAAGTCAGCACTGGACTTGCAGGATGAGTCAACCGAGGAGCTTGAGAAGTCAATCACCAACATCGAACAGATTAACCGTAAGGTAAGGGCCAACCTGGATAAGGACAAGGCCGAAGAGGATGCCAAGATTTACGCAGGCCAGTACCAGGGGCTCACAGCCAAGATAGACGCTATCAGACAGGCAAAGATAGACCTGCTTAAGACAGCAGACCTACCTCTGCCGGGACTCACTGTAGCAGATGGTGAACTACTCTTCAACGGATACAAGTGGGATGGCATGTCAGGATCTGACCAACTAAAGGTTGCAACTGCAATAGTACGCAAGCTCAATCCAGAGTGCGGATTTGTGCTCCTGGATAAGCTTGAACAGATGGACTCAAGGACCCTCAAGGAGTTTGGAGCATGGCTTGAAGCTGAAGGACTCCAGGCAATAGCCACCAGAGTAAGCACCGGGTCAGAGTGCTCAATAATAATCGAGGATGGATATGGCAGCACTGCAGGATATGTAGAGGACCCAAAGCCAGAGCCCATCGAGTCACAGCCAGTATGGAAACCGGGACAGTTTTAAAGGAGGAACGAGATGAACATATCAAAAGGAACGATCAAGAAGGCTCAGAAGGTCGTAGTGTACGGCCCTGAAGGTATCGGTAAGTCAACTATATCAAGTAAGTTTCCGGACCCGCTGTACAGCGATACGGAAGGCTCAACCTTTATGCTTGATGTAGCCAGGATGGATAAGCCATCCAGCTGGACAATGCTCATAGCACAGGCTGATTACGTACGTAAGACACCAGGTATCTGCAAGACTTACGTAATCGACACCGCAGACTGGGCTGAGACCCTCTGCATCAATCACATCATTGCAAGAGGTAAGGTATCCAGCATAGAGGACTATGGCTATGGCAAAGGCTATACGATGCTTGAGGAGGAGTTTGGCAAGCTGCTTAACATTCTCCAGGACATAGTAGACAGCGGCATAAATGTAGTGCTCACAGCTCATGCCTGGATGAGGAAGTTTGAACAGCCGGACGAACTTGGCGCATATGACAGATGGGAGCTCAAGCTTGAAAAGAAGACAGCAGCCCTGGTAAAGGAATGGGCGGATCTCCTGCTCTTCGCGAACTACAAGACCATGGTTATCAATGTGGATGGCCAGGGAGCGACTAAGGGCAAGAATAAAGCACAGGGCGGCCAGAGAGTCATGTACGCGACACACGCACCAACCTGGGATGCCAAGAACAGGCATGGCCTGCCAGATGAGATGCCATTTGACTTTAGCTCAATCGCTCATCTGTTTGGCTCCCCGACATCAGTGTCGGCAACACCTCAGGCCAAGCCAGTAGAGACACCGCCACCAGTTAAGCAGCCAGAGCCAATACTAACACAGGAGGTAATAAAAGAGACAGCGCCAATAGCGCCAGTAGTAGAAAATGTCTTACTCGGCATTGATGACTCAATCCCCAAGGCTCTCAGAGACCTCATGGAGGTTAACAAGGTAACAGCACAGGAGATACAGGAGGTAGTCTCCAAGCGAGGATATTATCCAGAGAACACACCAATCAAGAACTATGATCCTAACTTTATAGCCGGAGTGCTCATCGGAGCATGGGACCAGGTATACGGCATGATCAAAGCAAATAAAGACAAGTACGAAATAGCATTTTAGGAGGAATGAAAAATGGCAACAGAAAGAGAATTAGGCTGGGATGACGAGATAGTAAAGGATTCGGTAGACTTTGTGCTACTCCCTGATGGAGACTACAGCTTCAAGGTAACAGGTTTTGAAAGAGGCAGATATGCCGGAGGGCAGAAGCTGCCACCATGCAATATGGCAACGGTCCATATCGAGATAGATAGCCCTGAGGGCACAACAACGATTAAGCACAATCTATACCTTCATACCACAACAGAGGGACTACTTTCCGGATTTTTCGCAGCTATCGGCCAGAAAAAGAAGGGCGAGCCACTGAGAATGAACTGGAACTCGGTCATAGGATCCACTGGCAGATGCCAAGTGTACGTGGATAACTGGACAACCAAAGAGGGCAAGGATGCCCAGTCCAACAGGATCAAGAAGTTTTACCCGGCAGACGAGAAGCCTGCTTACACACCTGGTGCATTTTAGGAGGTGCTCACATGCAACTCAGACCATATCAAGAGGCAGCCAAGGATGCCATCCTGGGGGAGTGGAATAAGGGAGTCAAAAAGACTCTCCTTGTCCTACCCACAGGCACTGGCAAGACAATCGTTTTTAGCAAAGTAATTGAGGACCGGGTGCGCGAGGGAGATCGCGTACTCGTCCTGGCACATAGAGGAGAGCTGCTAGATCAGGCAGCCGACAAGCTGGCTAAGTCAACAGGACTACTCACAGCAACAGAGAAGGCGGAGGAATCAAGCCTTAATAGTTGGTTCAGAGTCGTGGTAGGTTCAGTCCAGACCATGATGAGAGAAAAGAGGCTCAAACAATTCAGCCCAGACTACTTTAAGAGCATAATCATCGACGAAGCACACCACTGTCTCTCAGACAGCTACCAGAGAGTGCTTGAGCATTTCAAAGAAGCAAACGTATTAGGAGTAACTGCAACGCCTGACAGAGGCGATATGCGCAACCTGGGGGCATACTTCGAGAGCTTGGCATATGAGTACACACTACCTAAGGCAATCAAAGAAGGATACCTCTCCCCTATCAAGGCATTAACACTGCCGCTCAAGCTGGACCTCTCAGGAGTAAGCCAGCAGGCCGGAGACTTCAAAGCATCCGACATTGGCAATGCGCTGGATCCATACCTCTACCAGATAGCAGACGAGATGGTGCAACACTGCAAAGATCGTAAGACCGTCGTGTTCCTTCCTTTAATACGGACCTCACAGAAGTTTACCGAGATCCTCCGCGAAAAGGGATTCCGAGCCGCAGAGGTAAACGGTGACAGTACCGACAGGGCCGAGATACTAAAGGACTTTGACGAAGGCAAGTACGATGTACTCTGCAACTCGATGCTACTCACAGAGGGCTGGGACTGCCCATCAGTTAACTGCATAGTAGTCCTCCGGCCCACAAAGATACGCAGCCTATACAGCCAGATGGTAGGTAGAGGCACAAGACTGCATCCGGGCAAGACAGACCTACTGCTACTGGATTTCCTCTGGCACACTGAACGCCACGAGCTCTGTCATCCAGCTCACCTCATAGCCACTAATGATGAGGTAGCAAAGAAGATGACGGAAAACATCGAGGCTGCCGGAATGCCAGTAGACATAGAAGCTGCAGAAGAAAAGGCAACTCAGGACGTTGTATCGGAAAGAGAAGAGTCGCTGGCAAAGCTACTACAGGAGATGAAACACAGGAAAAAGAAGCTGGTTGACCCGCTCCAATTCGAGATGAGCATCCAGGCGGAAGACCTTGCAAACTATGTACCGTCCTTCGGATGGGAAATGGCACCGCCAAGCGACAAGCAGATAAGCACTCTCGAGAAGCTTGGTATCTTCCCGGATCAGATAGACAATGCCGGGAAGGCAGCACTCTTACTCAATAGACTTGACGCCAGGAGGACAGAAGGACTCACTACCCCAAAACAGATAAGATTTTTGGAAGGCAAAGGCTTCCAGCATGTAGGCACATGGGAATTCGACACAGCCAGAAAGTTAATAGACCGAATAGCGGGCAATGGCTGGCGTGTGCCTTATGACATTGTACCGTCTGAGTATAAGGGAGCATAAGGATGGATAACAATCTTAATTTAAGGGAGCTGCTTAATCACATAAACCCGGCCTACCTCGACTACCAGGAATGGATAAACGTGGGTATGGCACTCAAGCACGAGGGATACACTGCCGCTGATTGGGACTCATGGAGTCGAACAGATCCCCGGCACAAACCTGCTGAATGTTTTACAAAGTGGACATCCTTCAGGGGTACTGACAATCCGGTAACAGCTGGGACAATAGTACAGATGGCCATAGATCATGGCTGGCATCCGGCAAGCGAAGGACATGAGCTAGACTGGAACGACACCATAAAAGATAAGGATGACATGGTCATCATAGACAAATCATGGGTAGAAGGAAGGCCAATAGATGAACCTACCGACTGGAACCCGGTAAGGGAACTTACAACATACCTGGAAACACTATTCGACGTATCGGACAATGTCTCATATGTGACCCAAGTTTACGAGAATGCAGACAAGGAACTTAAGCCCTCCAAGGGGTCTTGGGACCGTACTGCCGGACAGCTGATAGATGCCCTGGGCAAATGCAATGGAGACATAGGCGCGGTACTTGGTGATTACAGGCCAGAGGTCGGAGCGTGGATCCGGTTTAACCCGGTAGATGGT